AGGACATCACAATGGGTTGATATTGATGTAGGTCTTGGTTTTACTTCAATTTATGCCGCAGGTAACGTTGGTATCGCTACCACAGACCCCCGCAACACCTTCCAGATAGGCGCAAATCCAAGCAGCGGTAGAGGAGTTGGATTCAACTCAACGGGCGATATAAGGGCATCTGGAGTCGTTACAGCATACGCTTTTGCTGGTTTTGGAACAGATATAACCAACTTAAATGCTGATAATATTACGAACGGAACGATTCTAAATACGTTCCTTCCAACCATTGATAACTCTAAACTTCCAGCAAACATCAGTGTTTCTGGAATTATTACTGCTTCTGGTGGATTCATTGGATCAGTTACTGGAAATGTAACTGGAAATGTAACTGGAACTGCTCAAAGTGCTTCTTCACTGACTGGAACTCCAAACATCAATGTTGGCGTCATTACTGCCACGAGAATCGTAACAGATACGATTGAAGTTATTCAGTCTCCTGTTGGTGTAACGACGATTGCGAATACCTTACACGTTGGAACTGGTGGAACTGGATTTTCAGCATTAAGTTCTGGTCGTGTCGGTGTTGGAACCGCACTTCCATCATCAGACTTCCAAGTTCGCAAGAATGGAACTACAACAGTTGAAGTCTTAAGCAATACTGGTGAAGCAAGAATTAGTATTGGACAATCAGTAGGACTTGGTAATAGTTCTGTTGTTTTGAGATTTGGTAATTCACAAAGCTCTTTTGATATTCTAAACAAATCCACGGGTTCGTTCAATCAGTATCTTCACGCTGGTGGATCTGGTATTGGAACTGGAAACTTTAACTGGATTTATGGTCAGACAAATAATGAATTAATGACTCTGACTTATGATGGTAAGTTAGGAATCGCAAAGACAAATCCAGACAATACCTTACACGTTGTAGGAACTTCTACAGTCACTGGAAATGCTTTCTTTGGTGGAAACGTTGAGATTCCTAATACTCTTACAGTTGGTTCTGGTGCTAACAAAGCAGTTCTAGGTGGTTCTGGCGGTGTTCTTGCGAATGTCAATCTCAACAATACATCGGGTATTACCACACTTTCTCAACTGAATGTAACTGGTGTTTCTTCAGTCGGTATTGGACTTACAACTCCAGCTGTTGGTTTGGACGCAAGAGGACAAACTGGTTTCTTTAGCAGAATTGGTATTCTTACCACAAGTCCTAATTTTGACCCAAGACTTTATGTGGGTGGAACTGTAGGTATTACTGAAAAGGTCGGTATCGGAACCACGGCTCCATTAGGACAAATTAATGATCCAGCGAATGGTACTTTGAATGCTGGTGCTCTTCAAGTCTTTGGTCAAGCAAATATCTACAATAATAATCTGATTATTCGTGGAATCGGTGCCGTTGGTATTAACTCTGATCTTCCTATTGGTCCAATTGACTTACGTTTTGCGAATCTTACAGCATCGTTAAGAGGTGTATTCTATCCCCCAGTTCTTACAACAGCACAAAGAAACGCAATTACCCCAGCATCTGTTGCCGCTGGTGCGATTATCTTTAACTCCAGCACGGGCAAACATCAAGGTTATGATGGATCTGCTTGGAATGATTTCTGGTAACTCTTGACATAAGTATCCAAATACTGCTAGAGTACCTTTGTCCAGGTTGAAGATGAGTTACTAGGACACTTTAAGAACCGTCCCCGGGTCCGCACCAGGGGCGGTTTTCTGCTATAATAGTCCTATACGCAATGAGGTCAGTGATTCAACTCCGCCCCCATCAGCAGCGTGGTCTTGATGCTATGGAAAAGCATCAACGTGGTCAACTGATTATGCCGACTGGTGCTGGCAAAACCAACGTTGCCATCTTTGATGCTCTGCGTGAGTTTCAGTCTGATGCTCCTAAAACCATCGTAGTGGTGGCACCGCGCATCATCCTGGCAGAGCAGTTGTCTAGCGAGTTCCTAGAGTTTATCACCACTGCTGCTGTTCTTCATGTTCACAGTGGTGAGACTCATCACCAAAGCACGACCAAACCTTCCGAGATTTATAACTGGTCCCGTCGTGCCTACAAGCATCAACTGATTTTCACCACTTACAACTCTCTGCAGCGTCTGCAACAGGCAGACCTTAAGGTTGATACCATTTACTTTGATGAGGCACACAACTCTGTTCAGCGTCACTTTTTCCCTGCTACGGAGCACTTCGCTTCTACTGCTGACCGCTGCTATTTCTTCACTGCTACTCCTAAACATTCTGCTACTATTTCCAAACCTGGGATGAATGACGGCACTGTTTATGGGCAGGTGATTTGCAATGTTCCTGCTCCTGAACTTGTAGAGGGTGGTTTCATTGTGCCCCCTAAAGTTGTGGTGCAGCAGTTTGAGATGCTGGGTAAGGGTCAAATCGTTGCTGATGTTGACTGTGAGAATCTGATTCAGACCATCGATGCTCAAGAGGTAGGTAAGGTTCTTATCTGCTCCAAGGCAACCAAGCAGATTCAGAGTCTGGTTTCTCAAACTGATTTCTGTAAGCAATTGGAGGATCGTGGGTTTTCTTGGATGTATATCACTTCCAAGACTGGTGCTGTGATTGATGGTCAGAAGGTCAACCGTGAGGTATTCTTTGACACTCTGAGTGCTTGGGGTAAGGATGACGACAAGAAGTTCGTTGTTCTTCACCACAGCATTCTGTCTGAAGGCATCAATGTGTCTGGTCTGGAGGCAGTGCTGTTCATGCGCTCCATGGACTACATCGGCATCTCCCAGACCATCGGGCGGGTCATTCGCCTTCACAAGGACGATGCAGCGGGTCTCCAGAGCGGCAGGATTGCCCCTGGGCGCCTTGTAGACTACACCAAGTCGTTTGGGTTGGTCTGCATCCCTGTCTACTCTGCAGTGGGCGTGAGCACCGCTAGGAAGGTGCAGGCGGTGGTGGACACCGTGTTCCAGCAGGGTTTGCCTGCTATCAGCGTTGTCAAACGCTGATTTTTCTGCTACAATACTCACACACAAGGAGGAATCCCCCAATGCGCTGCAAAGTCCAACTCTATGTCGCTGGCAAAGTCTTTGATGAAATCGTTGAGGCACGTGATTATGATGATGCCAAGCGGACTGCTCTGGCACGTAACCCAAGTGCTAAAGTTGTTGGTGTGACTGCTGTATTTGGATGAGCGAAAACTTCCAGAAACCTTTTGTTGATCGTCCAGGAATCTTAAATCCAAAACCAGCAGATCCACAAGGTTATGTCACTAAAGATGGAATGTGGGCTGCTGTTCCATTTGGTAAAAAGTTTATGGTCATTCACAATGGACAACAGGTTCACGTTGCTAACAACTACAAGTCCGCAAAAACCTACATTCAAAAGTCCGCAAAAGGTGCATCAGTTTCCAGTCTAGACAAGTTTCTTTAAATCCGTTAAATACTATAACCGTAGCATTGATTATGGAAGAAACTCCTGAAGTTAAATGGAACCGTGGTCTTGATCTGTTTATTGAAAGCGTTCATAAACCAGACCACGAGCTTCGTCAATGTGCTCACAATCAGAAATGCTATCACGAATTGATGGCAGTGCGTGAGCACGTGTTAGACTATCTAAAAAATTTAAGACGATGACTTATTACGCTTGGTTTATCGTATTCGCAGTAGTGGCATACTTCATAGTAACTGATGATAGTGTCGCTGCTGCTTTTTATTATGTAATGAAGTTGGTAAAAGCAAACTATGAGAGGCAAAAGTGGTGGTTACTGAACAATCCACGCAATCCAATTGTAAAGTATTTGATGTGGAGAAGAGCATATAAACTTGCAAAAGAACTACAACGTGAGTTAGAATCAGATGCTAAATAACCCTATATGGAGACTACATATGCTCTCTACACAATATCGCCTGCGATTGGAAGGTATTTGTAGCAAGATTGCCATGCATGAAGAGGTAAGTTTAGAAGATATGATCTGGGCAGAGAAGTTGGCAAAAGCAAATCGCTCTGCTGCTACAATGCTTCGTCAAGCAAGAAGGACATCAGAAAATCCCGATATGCAAAAAGGAGATATGGATGATTTTTTGAACCAACTTGATATTGGTGGATTGGGTCACGAACGTTTTGGTAAGCGTGGATTTGATAGTGTTGATGATATGGTTGACTGGTGGACGGAAGATAGAGATAAACCAGACGACTGGCGTCAGCGTGATTGACAAGATCTGAAAAAACCTTTATAATACCCGCATATACACTCTGATTATGGACTACAAACCCTATAGTATGGAATGGAGTCGGCGGCGGTATCTTGCCGAAGCAATCCAACAATACTTTGAT